CTCGAGCGACTTGGCAGGCCACGCCGACACGAGGTCGCTGCTTAGAGCGTATGGGAGTCCCATGGGTTCATCCTTTCAGTTAGGCGACTAGATCGGCTGCAGCTACGACGTTGTACCACTGCACAGTCGGGTCGACACCGGCCCACGTCAGGACGGCGCTAATTTCGTTCCACCGTACGACTTGGTAGCTGAATCGGGGGTCGGACAGGCTGAGCACTAGCCGATGGTTGCCGGGTGTGTATGTCTCCGACCAGCCTTCGACCACGCCAACGAAGTCGTCGATCGGTGCTGGCTGTGGCATGAGGTCGATGCCGACCTTGCTTCCTGAGATGACGTCGAGCAGGCTGGCTCGTAGGGGGTCGGTGAGTGTCTCGACCAGCACCTCGATGGCCTGCACGGCGTAGCGTGGCTCGGACTGTGTGCGGATGATGTCCGATGCTCTTGACTGCGCGTCGGCTGCTACGTGCAGCTGCGTGGCGAGGGTGAATGCTCGGCGCCCGTGCGTGACGATCGAGGCCGGGTCGGTGTCGTTCTTGCTCTGGTTTTGGTTCTCGCCATAGATCACGGTGACGTCGTTAAGGATCGTGGTCGAGGTGTTGCGCCACACGGGGGACCATGCGACTGCAGTGTGCGGCAGGTCGACGGTGAGGGGCGCTGTGTCCACTCGGTCGTAGATGTCGGCCCAAATGTAGGGCAGGTCAGGCCACGTGTCTGCTGGGTCGATGTCGTACCAGTGCGCCGGGTTGTAGCCGTAGCCTCGACGGCTGTACGACTCCCACAGGACGGCGCCATCCGGCACGTCGCACAGTGTGCCACCGGTCTCGGTGCCGAGGGCTGTGAGCAGGTCGAGGGCCGAGTAACCCCCGTCGACTGCTGCCAGTGCCTCTTGCGTCATGAGGGGGTCGCTGTTGTTGGCGAACGTGACGCCCGAGTCGGTGAGGATGTTCTCGACACGGTCGTCGAGCAGTTCCCTCGAGTAGCCGGCCTCGCCGACGAACTTCAGACCGAGCAGGCTGAGATTCCCGATCAACGTGACATCGAGGCGCGCTATGTACGCGGTCGCGCCGGGTCCGAGGGTCGGGCCGTTCGGGTTGAAATCATGGGTGAGGATCGTGTCCGTGACTCGACCAGTGAACCGGGTGACGCCGTACGCCTCAACCTCGACGACGTCGCTGATCTCCACCGGGATCGACAGGAAACCGTAGAGCGTCATGCTCGCGTCCGAGGGTGCGGGTGCTGCCGTAATGTCGTTGCGACCGTGCGAAACCGTGATCCGGTACTCGACGTTCTCGAGGTTGAGGGCGACGCCGTTAACTAGGACGGTGGGGTTCATCCGAGGACCGGGCTCGGTACGGGTACGCCCATCGAGTAGCCGGCGCGTGCGTTGCTGTTGTTGATGAGGCGCGCGACGGTCTGGGCGATCTGCTGCTCGGACATCGTGACTTCACGGGCGGCCTGCTGCGCTGCTCGTTCCGCTGCTGCGGACGTCTTTGCGGCCTCTGCGGCGGCGACGGCCTTGGCTACGGCCTCGGCGATTTCCGCCGTCATCGTCGCCCCGATCAGGTTGCCCATGCCTTTACCGATTGCCTTGAGGCGCTTCGTTTCCTTGCCCATTTGTTCGAGGGTCTTGTCGACCATGCCGGTCGCGGCCTCGGTGCCAGCGGGGAAGAACTCGCCGGCCATTGCCGTCGCGGTTGTGTTGGCTAGTTTGGTGACGGATTCCAGTCGGCTGTTGAACGCTTCGACGAGGCCCTTATCGAGCATTTCTTGCCCGAGTTTGCCGCCGGCCTCGGGTCCGAGGGCCGCTATCTGGTCGACGAGTCGCTGGTCTGCTCCGCTGCTCCTGATTGCCGTGAGGACGTTGCCGAACCATTCGTGCTGTTCGATCTGGCGGTCGAAAGCGTCGAGCGATGAAATGCCGAGGTCGGCGCCGGTCTGCTGTGCAGCGCCCAGGTCGATGCCGCCGAGCAGCTGCGTCGCGAGCGTGCTCGAGTAGTCCTTCGCGGCTTGCGTGTTGCGCTCGAGGTCGGCGACCTGTGCGTCAAGGGTGACCTGCAGGTCGTCGACGACGCCTTTCTGCAGGTCGAACGCTGTCGTCAGGAGGTCGGTGGCTTTCGACGTTGACCCCGTTGCGGTCGATGTCTTGTCGAGGGCGGCAAAGTACTCCTTCAGGTTGCCGCCGTTGGTCTTAATGACTGCGTCGTTGGCTGCTGCGATCGCGTTCCACCTCGAGGTCGCTGCCGCGTTTGCGTCAATGTCGGGGGCGCCCTTGCCAAGTGCCATCGCTGTGCGGCTCACACCGCCATAGGCGCGCTCAGATGCCCCGGCCAGTGCCTCGTATCCGCCGGTCAGGTTGAGCAGCATGTTAATCGTCGGACCCATAACGGGGATGCTTTGCACGAGCGTGCTGTTGAAGAATTGGTTAGCAATGGCAGCGTCCCTGATAAGGCTGCCTAGGTCGTTCCAATTCGGCGCCTCGAGGAAGTTCTTGCCGGCCTTGGCTGCCTTGTCTGATGCGGTGACCATTCCGCCCAGTTGCACGACGAGGTCGCCTGCCGCTGCGCCGATGTCCTCGAGGGCTGGCTGCAGGTCCTCCATGGCTGTCATGAGGTCGCCGGTTTTGCTTTCAGTCTTGCCGAGCGCGTTGAGGAAACCGGAGCCGAAACTCTCCTGAAGTTCGCCAAACCCCACAGACAGTCGATTTAACTGCCCTTGGTAGGTGTTCGCTGCGGTCTGCGCTTGCCCGCCGAATGTGCGCGAGAGTTCTGCCGTGATCGCGTTGAGGTTGCCACTCTTGAGAATGTTCTGATCGAGTGCCGGCGCTATCTTCAGCAGTGAGGTCGCCGAGCCCGAGGCTGCCCGTGCGATCGCCTGGGTGACCTGCTCGAGGCTACGCCCCGTCCCCGCACTGGCATCGAGGGCGACGGCAAGCAATTTGTTGGCTTCGGTGACGTCCCCTGTGACTAAAACTAGTTTGCCTAGGGCCGGTCTCAGTAGGTCGTCGGCTACACCAAATTGGCGCTGCATGACGTCGACGCTGGCCTCGGCGGCGCTCGTGTCCTGCGCCAGTCCGAGGTTCTGCAGCGTGGTCGCTAGTTTCGCTGCTGCGGCCTCATCGTCGACGAATGCCTTGACGCCGTCGACCCCAAATTGCACCGCGGCGTATCCCGCTGCAGCGCCGGCGCCGATCAGGGCAGGGCCGAGCATTCCCGAGAGGGTGTTCGTGAGGTTACGGGTCGCGTTGCCGAACCGGCCTAGGTCCTCTTGTGCGTCCCTAAGTTTCGGGGTGAACCCCTTCAGGTCCATTGCCAGCGCGAGGTACAGGGTGCGGCTCATAGCGTGTTCCTGTTCCACTTCGCAGTAACGACCTCGGCGGCCTGCTCCCACTCGCGGAAGGCCTGCCGTGCGTAGGGCACCCGGTTATTCATCCATCCTGTTCCGTCGCCGAACGGAGGCCACTTGTTGCGCGCCCCAAGGAAGGCGGGATAGCGGACCATGTTGGTGCTGGCGCCTCCCGAGTATGAGCGCCGGTCCTTGCCGATGAGGAGAGCCGGCAGACGATCGGAGCGCACGCGAATCGAGGCCGCCAACTTGGGCCCCCACTCGCCTGCAGTGAGTGCCGCATTCTTCCAACTCGGCAGCATGTGCCTGGTCGCGATGTCGACCGAGGCGTGCCGCAGTTCGGCGCTTGCCTCTTTCGGAAGTTTCCGCAAGTCCTTGAGCACGGCGCCGAGGCCCTCGATGCGGAGGTCGGCTTGCTTAGCCACCGTTCAACACCTCCACAATCGTCGCTAGCATCCGAGGCTCGTATTCGATGACCTCGAATATGGGCCGGTTAATTCTTAGCGCGACCTGGACAACTAGACGGCGGGGGTCGCCGTCTTCGTAGGGCCCACATGTTCGCGCCTGTCGATGATCACTTTCTGTTCGCGTGCCCACTTCTTGACCGGCTTCAGGTCGAACGGCTCCGGGTCGACGAGTGTGCAGTACGCCGACAGCAGGTCGAGGCCTGCCGGGTAGGCCGTGACCTTCGCCTTGTCGCACATGTCGCGGTAGTCGACGACGTGGATCGTGAGGACGGTGACCTCGACGGGGTCAGTGGCCCCGTCGAGGTACACATCGAGGACGTCCCACATCTACGCGAACACCAGAACGCCGGTCAGCTGCGCGGTACACATCGCGACGCCGGTAGCGTCGAACGTGGTCTCAGCGGACTCGCAGTACATTGCGGCGCCAGTCCACTCGCCCGAACCGCCGTCGATAACGACAGCAATGCTGGCCCCTGAGTCGACGACGGCCTGCAGCGCGGAGAACACGCCAGCCGTGTCGTCGTACAGGAAGGACAGGGACACGGCGCTGATCAGGTCGGTCTGACTGAATGCGTTGCCGTCGAGTGTGCGCGTGCGGGTGATCGTCGAGGTCGACGTCACGGTGCCGGACGTCACCTGGGCGCTGTAGTCGGTGGCGCCGACAGTCACGGTGAACGTGGCGCCGGCGATCGAGGTTGCTGGCATGGCCTAACCCTTCATTGAGGCGGTGAGTGATATTTCGACGGTGATGATGGAACCTTGCGGACCGACGTCCATGAGCGTCGGGGGTCCGATGCTCGTAACGACGGCCCACACCGGCAGCGCGGGCAGGATGACGTCAACGGCGTCCTCGGCGTCGAGCTGCGCTGCGCTGTTCTTCCGAGGGTTGACGACGACCATGAGGCGCCACTGTGTGCGATAGGACAGGCGCCCTAGCCGCTCAGGGATGACCCACGGGGAGTCCGCCATGATCACGATGCTTGGCGGGATCGGTACGGGTGGTGTGCTCGTGTAGACCTTGTATCCGAGGCCGGTGACGGCTGCCGTGATCGCTAGGCGCGCCTCGGTCGTGAGCGCTGTCATCCGACCATGCTTTCGACGTTGAGATACGGCGCGATCAGCGCGGCCCGGCTCTTGAGCAGGATGCTGTTAAGCCGGTACGGGCTGGCCTGCATGTCGAGGCCGACGGACTCGCCGCCGGCTGCGAACCGTGCCTGAAAGATGTCGATCCCGATACCGAGCGTCGCTTCCTTGAGTGCTGCGGGCTCGGCTGCCAATGCGGTCGCAGTGATGACGGAGGACACCACTGCGACCGCTGCCGCTGCCACCTGGTCGAACGGGTCCGCCGCATAGGTGAGATCCAATGCGGTTGCCAATTGCGTCCCGGTGAGCAGCGCCATGGCTTACGGCTCGACTATCCGGACGATGCCTGCGGGGAGGTAGGCAGCGGTGACGCCGTAGCCGTAGATCGCAATGTCACGACCGATCTGGCTAACGTTCTCTGCCTGGGCGAGCCGGGGCCCGTCCTCGATCCAACGTCCGGCCTCTCCGTTGGTGACGATGGCGTGATTTGCCGCTGCGCCGTCGAGCCACTTGGCGCGGACGACCCGGAGGCCGGACACGTTGACCTGCAAGGTGCTGGCCGTGGCCACACCGCTCACGTTCTGCACGCCGTAGGGCGCCGGGTAGAACGACTCCCAGCCGCCGATCGCCGTCATGAGCGCGGTCGATGCGTAGACAATGGTCGCCGGGACGCCGGTGGCATCCTCGCACTTCATCGACGCCTCGAACACCGTCGCCCGGAACGTCGCGCCGGTCGAGTCGCCGCTCAGGTCATAGGTCTCGGTGCCGGAGCCGAGGTTCCACAGGTCGTTCGTGAACTTCCTGTCGGTGACGGTCGAGTATGAGGCCGCCATGATGCGGTTATGCGCGTCGAGGTATGACGGCATCGACCGCTGCAGCAGCTGGTAGCTGATGTCCGACCCGGCAGCGTAGGTGAGCAGCGACGCCGTGCCCTTCTCGATGTCGATGCGGACGCTGTTGACCTCGTCCTTCTCGTTGGCCTGCGCCTCGACGATCGTGGTGAGGTCGCCGTCGAAGTACGGCCAGTTGATATCGAGCCCGGTGGTGCCGGCCGACTGCGGGCCGCCGACTCCGGTGATGACGGGTCGACCGAGGTCGATGATGCCCCGCACCTGCATGAGCCACACGGGCGGAAGCACGCCGGGGTTGTTGTCCGTCACCTGGTCGACGAGTGCGCGCGAATCGAATCCTTCGAGGACTGCCTTGCTGTACTCGCCGAACGACCGGAACTGTGCGAGCGGGTGTACGGGCTCGGCGACGTGGGCGACGGATGCGACCTCGCGGCGCAGCTCGTCGATGGCTTCGCGTGCCTGAATGTCTGCGACGACCGCCGGGGCGGCGTCCTCGACGGTTTCGACTGACATGTGATCCTCTCTTATTGAACCGACGCCTGCCGATGAGTAGGCAGGCTGATGGGTGAGACTCACCTCGGCCAGTGCGGCTTTGGTGTACACGATCGAGTTCTTGCCTTGGGTCCGCTTCGACTCGAGCGGAGCGAAACCGACGGACAGGCCACGGCTTGACCCCGTCCGCATGAGGGTCGCCGCATCGCGCCCGAGGGACGTGTTGACGACGTCGAAGTCGATGTAGAGGCCGTCAGGCTCATTGCTGGCCGCCGTAATGACGCCGATGGGCTCGTTGTGCCGGTATGCGAGAGGCTTGCCGACCACTGCAGCAGTATCGAACGCACCAGGTGCGAACGACTCCCTCATCCCGTCGTACTCGATCTCGACGCCGTACGGGACAGCCATCCCGTAGCCGGTGCCGATGATGTCGCCGCCGTCTTCTGCTCGAGTGTGCAGCAGCAGCGTGCCGTCAGTCGTGAGATGTCTCATTCATCCGCCCATCTGTACGAGGCTTGTCGGGGTGAGTCCGAGCGTGTTGAGGTCGATCACGGTGCGGGCCTCGTCTGCCGTGAGCACGCCGAGGGGGACGAGCTGCGCGACGAGGTTGCCGAGGTCGGTCGCATTGCCGCGCAGGAACCCCGAGGTATCGAACCGCACAGCGTGGCCCCTCGGTGTCACGTCCGGCATCGACAGGCGATGGGTAAGCATGTCCATGACGGGCCGCAGGCTGATGTCCAAAAGCTGCCTATAAAGGTCGACCCGGTTTGCGTAAACTAGGCTGCTTCCACTGACCGAGGCGCCGACCCACACGGGGTCGAGGTTCGCGATCCGCGCGATGCCGATCGCGGACTCATTGCGGGCCTCGACGAGTGCCAGGTCGCGGGCGGACCATCCCATGCCCTTAGCCTCGATCGCACTATTCAAGTAGGCCGTGGCCCTGTTGCTCCTGGCTTCTTCCCATGCGGTCAGGAGCGCGTCCACTGTTGCCGCTGGAAGGTCGGCGCCAGTGTTCTTCAGGACCACGGTCGGCATGGGAAATTCCGAATAATTCAGCGTGGCAGCCTCAAGGGCTGCGGCTGTGTTGATCGCAGCTGCACCGGTAGTCAGCCATCCGCCGAGCCCGTCACCGTAGAACTTGATGACGTCGCGGGCTGGCACAGCAGTTCCGATGTAGTAGAACGGGTCAACGGGCGGAAACTGCGTGTTCTGGTTCGCGGTCGAGTGCGTCGTCAGGTCGGACACGTCGTCGACGTCCATCACCTGAATCTCGCGAGGGAACCCATCCCACGTCCGGTCGACCACGAGCCAATACGCCCGGTCGTGGAGGAGCAGGTTCTCGACAGTCCTCGCAATGACCGACGTGTAGGGAAGATACGACGACGGGCTGACAAGTACCTGCGCAGTTTCGATGGGCTCGCCCCCTCGGTACGTCCGCAGGCCGAAACCGCTGATCGTGTGAGAGTACGTCTTCATCGCGTCGACAAATGCGGGGACCTGCAGCGCGGCGGCCCTCGATGTACGGAACGAAGACCCGGCGCCCTGAATCATCTGCAGCAGTGACGTGCCGGCGCCCTCGCGCAAAGCCACAGACGGCCCGCCCTCCATCGACCTTGGGGGGGACGGAGGGGCGGACCATCTCGGACGGGGAAACGCCACGCGCCCATATTACAGGTTTATAACGATTGTCAAGCACGTCGACGGCTGTGAATGATCGCGGTCGGCCGCTGCCGCTTGGTCGCCTGCGCAGCCGCGAACATCACGGCACGCGCCGCATACGACGGGCCCTCACCCATCGCGCTCGACAGGACCCATCCCGCGTCCCGCTTGCTGATCCTCGACGCCGCGAAATGCTCCCGCAGCACGAGGCCCCCGTCGTGCAGGATCGAGCGCCGGTCGAACAGGTCGAGCAGGGCCTGAGTGCCGGCCACCGCCTCCCGCTGCCCCACGAGCTCGTCGAAGTGCTCGTGGAGCCGGTCGACGTAGCCGGGGGTGACCAGGACGAACAACTGCGGATGCTCGGCGCGCAGCTGCGCGAGGCGCTCGTCGACCTGTTTGATCGTGCGCATCGTCGACACCCTGACGACCACGCGCTCGTCCTCGAGGACACCGGCGACCGCGACCGCATGCCCTTGCCCGTCGAATGCGGACTCGACCGCGACCGTCCATGTGCTCGACTCCGGCAGGTCGACCTCGGACGTCGTGTCCGCCCATTGAGAATCCTTGAGCCATCCGCCGGACTTCGTGACCCACTGGTTGCACCATTCGCGCCGGAACGATGACTCCTCGATCGTCGAGTGCTGCCGTGCGACGAATGCCTGCCGCTTCTCAGTCCACTCGGGCGATGCCCACGCCCAGGTGTCCGGGTCGTCCGGGTCGGCGTCCGCTGGCGCCGACCACTCGAGCAGCAGCGTGCCGGCTGGCGCGTCGAGCTGCTCGATCGCAGCCGACCGGTATTGGATCATGAGGTCACTCGATGAGTCGCCCGCAGTCGACACGAGCCACAGTTGAGGCTGCTCACGCTCTGACATCGTTGGCATGACGGCATCGTCGATCACGTTCCGCTGAATCTTCCAAGCCTCGTCGGCGAACACCATCGAGCACGAGTACCCGACGCCGGCCGAGTCGTTCGCCGCATGGATCAACCAACGGTCGCCACTGGGCAGGCTGATGCCAGCCGCCGTGTTACCCCACCTGACCGTGCCCTTGCCGTACTTCTCCAGCGCCCACAGCCCCGCAGGTCGTAGCACCTCCATCGCCGTGTCCCGCTTGTTGGCCATGTGCAGGATCGTCTGCGGCTCGCCGAACAGGTTAGCGTGATGCAGGCGCCACATGCAGATCCCACGGGATAGCCAGGACTTGCCGGACTGCCTCCCCACCGTGAGCACCACGACCGCCCACACGAGGCGCCCGTCCTCGTCGTGCTCGAGCGCCCGGTCGAGCGCGTGACGCTGCCAGCCCCGCAGCCTCATCCCGTACACGGTCTCCAGCCACTCCGCAGCTTTCTCCCCGTGAGTCCCCCGCACGGTCGCAGGAGGCCTAGTTTCGAGTCTGGGGTAAACCCACCCATCCCCGTGCATATCGGGCCTTACAGGTGCGCTCTTGCCCTTCCCTGACCCCTTGGGGGAATAAGAGGCGGGGGACGTGGGGAGTGACCTATGTCTGCCTAAAGAAGGGCTCGGGCTCTTGGCGTGCAGTTTCTTCGCGAGGTTCGATCCGTGCTTGCGGTTGCAGTCGAGGTGACTGATGCCGGCGCCGTCCATGCTCGGGAGCAGGTCGCCTGTCAGGACTAGGGCTGGCTCGTGGTCGGCGCTTGCTCCCCACTTGCTTGTGCGAGGCAGGCTCATGTCGACTGGCATGTGACAGCGGATGCATACGGGCTCACACGTTGCCATGACCTGGGCGACCCACTGTCTGTATCCGGGGCCTCTCCTGTGGTTGCTCATGTCGTCGAGCCGGTGACGGTTCCATGGTGGTTAAGAGATAACGGTTCGGGTGACATGGGTGTCACCCCTCCCCTCTAAGGGGGGGTGACATGGGTGTCAGGGGGGGGGTGACACGGGTGTCACCCCCCACGCTAATGCGCTTGCGCCATGTCCACAGGTTTGTCCCCACCTTGTGGACGCCGCATGTGCGCTCGATCCATCCGTCGGCCTCGATCTCGCGAAGGCATCGTTGGACCTGTCGACCTGAGACACCGGCGCGCCTGGACAGGCTGGAGATGGACGGCCAGCACAGGCCGCTGTCAGTGTTGGCGTAGTCGGCGAGGGCGATCGCAACCATGCGCGTGCTCGGCGACCAGTGCGCCGGCGCAAAGTCAAGGACGAGGGCTATCGCTTGGATCATCTGTTCACCTTGCGCCTAAGTCGCTTGCGTTGGGCGTACATGGCCTCGCATTGCTTGCAGCGCCATCGCACGTCAGCCCATCTCATCGAATGGCCACGGATGCATACGCCTTTTATCGCCGATATCGAGCGTTTCTGTCCCCTGAGTGTGGGCAGTTGCTTGTCGACGTTGTGCCGCTCGCATTGCTCGCAGATGTCGAGCACATCGATGGGTTCCTCACATGTCGCGCACCTCACGATGTCACCCACGGGTCGTCCTCGACGGGACCCTTCGACCTCGAGGCCGGCAGGGTCGCCGACTTGAGCAGCGCGTCAATGATGACCGAGGCCTGAGCCTTGCTGAGCGAGCCAAGTCCCTCGACTGGCAGCTCGAACCCGAGCGACTGCGAGCAGTAGTCGGCTAAGACGGCCTCGTTTATGTGCTGTTTCGACATCGTTGAGCGCAGCAGGCCGATTTGTTTCGGGGTCGCCGGTGTCGCGCCTTCCTGACGGTGACCTCCCGAGGGTGTCCGGTACGAACCCATCTCGGCAGACTTCGCTGCCACCGGGTCGTCGGCTCGACCTTGCGCCGACCTGACCTCATTCGCCGATGCAATGCCCTTGTTCACTGCAATCCCGATAGCAGCCAACGCTCGACCCCACGCGCTGGTCTCGCCGTTCATGAGCTCCGAGCCCTTCGTGTATGGCGTCCGTCCCGGGATCGGCTCCCAAGCGTGGCCGATGCCAGGTCGTGGGTCCTCGGGTGTCCGATAGGCGTACGCCTTGACTGCTAGCCACTGCTCGCCATCGCGGTCGACCATGCCCCAATCGGCTTGAAGTGAGCCGGATGGGTATTGCTCGACGAATTGCCTAATCCGTTCTGAGACCTCGACGTAATCCTCACGCGCCATCGTTCTCACCCCAAAGCACCATAGCGAGCTTGGCCGCTTCAATTGTCTGTGAGTGCACGGGTCCCCAGCACGCTGCACACTCCTGCTCGAGCGTGACTGCAAGGGCTCGGGCGCGGTCGCGCTCGTCTCGTAGTACTGCGCCCTTATGGGCGCAGCTTGCCGCCATTGCTTGGTATTCCCTCATGATCCCCGTTAGGCGGTTATTGCTGTCCACTAACTTGTCGATGACGCCGAGCAGGTCTGCGACGGTTAGATCAATTTCTTCCTCATTCGGGCGGTTCATTTCGTACATGGTTTCCCCTTCCTGTCTACCACTAGACAGGTATTTGTCTAGTGGTAGATATCTAGTGCTAGACACGGTTGTGTCTAGCGGTATACGGGTTGTGTCTAGTGCTGTTCAGGTTCCCATGAGGGAAACCTGTCTAGTGCTGTGCAGTTTGTGTCTGGTGCTAGATATCTAGACGTAGACAATCGCTTGTCTAGGCCTAGACAGCATCTTGTCTAGTGGTAGACGACTCCACGGATTCCGTTTTCAGGTAGGCCAGCCTCAGGGATTGCAGTTGGGCAATCACCTCGAGGCGTGCGTCCCATGTGAGCAGCGCGAACTCCCGAGGGCTCGGCAGTCGCTTGGGCGCCCTCACTGCTGATTCCTGACGTACTCGGCGTAGGCCGTGTGAGCCCATTGGTAGGCGGCCACGCCCTTCAGTCCATGTTCGTCGCGGGCCTCGATCAGATAGCCCGTGTATGTCGGCTCAGGCTCCTGATGCTGGTGCCTGTAGTGAATGGCGAACGCTGTCGCGCCACCGTGGCCGTTAGCGGCGCACAGTGTGCAGCGCCACGAGTATGTCGCTGGTTCTAGCATGGGTACGCCTTCACATATTGGACCCACACGCGGTAGGTCGCCCTCGAGGAGTAGCGGGCCGAATGATGTCCGCGACCTGTGATGTCCCACGGATACCAGGTGCGACCGCCTTGGCTGATCTTGTACGCGATCGCAGCGTTATAGGCCGGGTCGAGGAGGCGGATCGGGTCCCACCATGTCGCCCTTGACCATGCTGCGCGATTCCACTGGAACAGGCCGTAGTCACTGGTCGGGCTGATGGCTCGAGCGTGACCCTTACTTTCGCGCATGACAATCCCGTAGGCGTAGCGCAATGCGCGACCTCGGAACCCTGCCGAGTGCAGGACGTTGACGACCGGGTCAGTGCAGGTCGGCGCCAAGTGAACGACCGCAACTAGTGCTGCCTCGGCGATCATGCGGCATCACCACCCACCGGCTCGAGAACTGTGACAGTGCTTGAGACCCGCGTCCGCCGGTACTCCTGAACTGCACCGGCGTCGAGGCGCCTGAATCCTCCGGGGGTCCGGTAGGACGGCAGCTGGCCCTCGTCTGCCATGCGCTGCACGGTGGACTGGCTGAGGTCGAGGACCTCGGCGGCCTGCCGTGTGCTGTAGGTGTTCTTGTCGGTCATTTCTTCCTCTCAATAAGGAAAGGGCCCCCGTGTGGGGGCCCTTCCGGTTAATAGATTCTGCGGACCTCGACCCAAATGCATCCGTCGATGCCGGACTTCAGGAACTCGGCGCCGGCCTCGTCGGCCTCGGCGTAGGTCTCGAAACCCATCGCGGACTTGTCCGGGTAGGAGAGGACGTCCATGCGGACGTGGCCTCGCTTGG